TTAAAATTGCTCCATCAGTTGTTGTACCATCTGTGCTAGAAGTACCATCTGAATAAATTTTAACTCTTCCGTTTGCATCAACTTTTGCACCAACGCCTGTAATACCTGCGCCGTTAATTGCTTGAACTAAACTTTCAGGTGTTGTACTTGCATTGTTTACTTGAGTGTTGTTGATAATAATGTTTGTTGAACCTAATACTGTAGGTGTCAATGTTGCTGTAATTGTTGGCCAACTAGATACCCAAGTTGTTGAGTTCCATGTAGTTGAAGAACTAAAACCAACTGCATCAAAAGCCGACTCATCATATGAACCAACCTGTACCCATGCATTATCTTCGTTCTTATACCAAACTTTGTTTTCTGTGTTAAATGTTACTACTGCATAATCACCTTTTGCACCAACACTTGATTTAACACCTGTGTATGTAGCACCCCTTACTCCGCCTAGATCTGACGATGCTGAAATTACAGTTGGTGTTTTGTTAGTGAAAGTTTGTGTAGAACCATTCCATTGGAATATTCCGTATAAGGAATCATCTGTGTCAAACCAGTAAGTTCCGTCTGCCGGAGCGCCTGCTGGTGCATCAGTTTTTCCTTGTAACTCTGCTAGATTTACATTTGCTCTTACCACGTATGCTCTATTAGCCACGCCTAGGTATGAATATGCCGCTTGTAAACCATACTCGTTTAATTCATTTCCGTGTAGTGGATTGTTAGAGGAATCTACGTAGAAAGTAGGATTACCAAATGTTTCTGTTAATTCTCTTTGACTTGTGATCAAGTATACTTTATTTTTGTTAGTTGCTAGTGTACCTGCCGCAGTTCCTGTTCCCGTTCCTGATGGTTTGCTTTCAGCAGTTGCAACAACAATTAATGGTGTTGTAGCGCCAGCGGCCGGGGTATAGAAACTTTCGTCTATTACACTTACTTCAACTCCTGGTGATGATAGTGCCATGTTCTATTCTCCTTTGTATGGTTTTTACCTAATAGTATTTATGTTTTATTTCAAATTTCAATGCATATTATCGTTTATAAAAGGGGTAAAAAAGGGTTAGTTTAAATACATATATGAAAAGACCACTATGTAAAAAATGCCAACGTAGGCCTGTTGCTGTCAACTACTATAAGGGCGATCGTGTGTACTATAGATCAAAATGTGACCGATGTGCTAGTGGCAAAAAGCCTGGTATACCCTACTGGTATCAAGCAGGATATAGACAAAAAGACAAGTGTGATAAGTGCGGATTTCAAAGCAAACATTCTGAACAGTTTAATGTGTATCATGTAGATGGTAATCTTACCAATGTAAGTTTGCGTAATTTAAAAACTATATGTGCTAATTGTCAAAGAACCTTGCACAAACAAGGTATTACTTGGAAGCAGGGAGACCTAGTACCTGATTTCTAATAGCATCTCGCAGATCATCAATACTACCGTCATTTTCAATAGTACCATCGATTTTTTCACCTATCCAAGCATATTCGCTTAAATGTACTTTCGGATAGTTTTGCTCCATCTTATCTGCAAGTATCATATTTTTGCTTTTCTTTGCTTCTTTATTTGCTTCATTTTGTCTTAAAGCAATTTCAAACCACTCAGGATCTTTATCCCTTTTTACACGGTATACTTTGCCTCTTAGGCGTTTAATCATTTTAATTTCGTTTGGAAAGCGGACATCTGAGATAACTGCGTCCTGTTTCATTTGCAATAGTCTATTTTCTAAACTAGCGATCCATATATCATCATGGAAGTTTTTTCTTAATACATCTGTGCCCCAGTATTGTAATACCCAACGGGGCGTAAGTTCGGGAATGCCTAATTTTTCACTCCACCATTCGTCTACTTCTTCACGCCATTTTCTGCTTTCTTCTGTATTACCTTCTAATGCTTCTCTGTCCCAACCAAATACGGCCGCAACTGCATCTTTTAGTGTAGTAGCAAAACTGACTCTTCTGTAGCCACCTTCACTTACCAAAGTATCGGCGCAAGTATCCTTACCAGAGCCTATAAGTCCAACGAATCCTATGATCATATTTTTATGTATCTCATGTAAAATTTAATTATATGTTAATATTATTGATTTGTCAAGATATGATTATCCAATTACAAATGATAATGGAGTAGAACCGTCTACGTATGTTGATAAATCCTGTTCCAATTTTTCCATATCACCTTGGGCATCTGCTTTTAAGGCATCCCCATTTAGTGAAGTACCACCTTGTGGTGTACTTATGGTTGCAAACTTACCACGTGCTTCTCCAATCATATACTTACAAGTAGCAAGTGTATAATCTTTTAACCATTGTCCTGCATAAGGGTCACCTAGCAACACAAAATCTGGTCTTTTGTTATAACACGCAATCATTACATCTTCATTAGTTCTTGGTCTTTGCATAATTGTTAGTTTGTGGGTTACAGGATCAAATTTAAAATTAATAAATGATCCAAACATTCTTCCAACTAATTCTTGATGGCCAGCAAAAGCATAGTAAGTAGCAAGTCCGCCCATTTGTGTCGAACTTAACAAGTAGGTGTTTGTGTATGCTAAATTAAATGGTTCAAAAATTGTACCACCTTCTCCGCCACCTGTTCTTGATCCTATACTTCTACGAAATACTTCTTTTACACTTTGTATTTCATCAGGCAACACATAATCGTTTACATCTTCTTGCAGTTCTAAAAATGCATAAGATTCTTCAACGGAATTTTCTGCTCTTTGTCTATATTTGCCAAGTGCTTTTTCTAGTGCCACTTCGTAGTGGTCAACATCCAACTCTACGTCAATCATGCCATCACCTAGCATTTTACGTATATAGTGAAATAATTTCTGCTTTGCTGTATCTAATTGTGTGCTCATGCTATTATTTATTATATTCTCGATCCAATAAATACAAATGTTATGCCGAGATTAAGTTTATATAAACCAGAAAAATCCGCTGATTATCGCTTTATAGACAAGACTGTATATGAAGCCTTTCAAATTGGTGGTACTGACATATTTGTCCACAAATACCTAGGCCCAGTTGAGCCTGGTGTAGGAACGCCTACACAACCAAAACAAGTATCAGATATTCCTGAAACAAAAATACAGGATTTGTTATTTTTAGAAAACAGAGATAGACAATACTCGCAAGATGTATATAGTTTGCGTGGAATTTACAATGTGCAAGATTTAGATATGGATTTATCACAGTTCGGTATGTTTTTACAAAACGATACAGTGTTTATAACTTTTCATTTAAACAAAAGTGTAGAAGCAATAGGCAGAAAATTATTAAGTGGCGATGTATTAGAACTTCCGCATCTCAAAGATGACTATGCATTAAATGACTTTCAAGTAAGTTTAAAAAGATTTTACGTAATCGAAGATGTGATAAGACCTAGCGAAGGTTTTTCACAAACATGGTATCCTCATTTATTAAGAGCAAAATGTAAACCTATACTAGATTCACAAGAATTCAAACAAATATTTGATAAAGAATCAGGTGAAGAAGGTAAATCATTGCGTGATGTAATGTCAACATTTGAAAAAGAAATGCAAATTAATCAAGCAGTACTACAACAAGCAGAAGAAGATGCTCCTAAATCAGGATATGATACTAGCAAATACTTTGTTGTACCAACTGATGATAACGGAGATGTAAATATTGTTGACGATGGTGTAAACACACCTACACTGCAAACACCAAGCAAAAACTATTATATAAGTTACGGTGGTGGTGACGGTATACCTGCAAACGGTTCACCTTATACATTTGGTACAAATTTTCCTAGCAGTGCTGACAAAGGTGCATATCATTTAAGAACAGATTATTATCCTAATAGGTTATTTAGATATGATGGTAATCATTGGTTGAAAGTAGAAGATGGTGCAAGAATGAGTCTAAATAATACTGAGCCTAGTAGTGTTGTTAAAACATTTGTTAATAACGATGCAACACGTACTTCAAGAGATGGTAGTACACAGGTTGCAGAAAAACAACCTTTAAGTTCAGCACTTAAACCAGAGGCAGATAATTAATG